GAAGCCTCTTCAACAGACGCATCAATTTATTCACCCTTGCCTGTGCCTATGCGTGTAACTCCTACTTCAATAAGTTACAGCACTTTACAATTAAATGATTCTGCTGGTGCAAACATTACTGTTACTTCAGTCGTTTTAAATGCCTCGGAATGTTCAAGAATAATGGGAAAAGTTGGAGTAGTAGTTGCTAGTGGTGCTTCTGCTGGTAGAGTTTGCTCTTTGCGTTCGTCTAATAGCACATCTGGTTACCTTGCATTTAATGCGGAGTTATAAAAATGTATAAAACAAAAACTGTTATTGATACCTTTGGAAATCATGTAGAACACATTTACATGGATGCGCCCAATGGTGGTACAACTACATTTCCAAATATTGAATCCAATGATGGACCAGAGCGCAAAGCCTATTTAAAGTGGCTGGAAGAAGGCAACACGCCAGAGCCTGCTGACGCATAAGGATAATAAATGTCTTCTAACTACAGCATTAATAGAGATCAAATTATTTCTTTAGCTTTACGTAAGCTAGGAGTACTTGAGATTGGGGATACCCCAGACGCTAACAGCGTTGCTAATGCTGCCATGTCTTTGAACTTGCTTATCAAGCAATTTAATACTGATGGTCTAAAGCTGTGGAAAGTATCCGAACTTATTGTTCCTCTTACAGCAGGACAGACTAGCTACACCCTAGGTGGTAGTGGGTCTGCAACTATGTACGATGCTCTAGCACCTACTGTAGCCATTACAGACAAACCTTTAAAGGTTATCCAAGGGTTCTATAGGAACATAACTTCTACACCTGTTGTAGACACACCAGTGTTACTAGTATCAAAACAAGAGTACAACGTCTTAGGATCTAAGTTCTCTACTGGTACTGCTAACACTATCTTCTATGATGCTCGTAAGTTAAATGGTATCTTGTATGTGTACCTAACCCCTGACACTTATGCTCAGAACAACTTACAGATGCACTTGATAGCTCAGATGCCTATCAATGACATCAACCTAGCTACTGAAGTACCAGACTTCCCTAACGAGTGGATGAACTGTTTGGTATGGAACCTAGCAGACCAGTTGTCTATGGAGTATGGTGTACCTATGAACTCTAGACAAGAAATAGCTCAAAGAGCTATGGCTTACAAGACACAGATGTCTGACTGGGATGTAGAGGCTTACAGTACATTCTTTGCTCCAGACTTTAGATCTACATCTCCTAACTCTTACGGACGATAACTATGGCTACGGAACGTATCCCGTTAACGCAGCCTATAGAGTCCCGTGATGGGACTTTTGCTAAGGACTCTTACTCTTCTAACTGTGTCTTTGAGACTAGGGATCAGAAGAGGGAGTTTGTTAAACGACCTGGACTAGTTGTAGCTAAGCAAGTTGTATCTGTTACACCTCCTGCTTACACACCTAGCCAAGGGTTAGCTGCTTTTAATAACAGACTCATTGCTGTTATTAATAACACTGTGTATAGCGTCAATCCTAGCTCTAGCTATGCTGTAGCTAACCTAGGTAGTACGTCTAGCACTACTAACCAAAGTTACTTTGTTAAGACGTTTTTAGATACCTACTTGTTCTTCCACAATGGAACTACAGGCTATCTACTAAACCAGTCATTTAACTTTGTGTCTATGACTACGCTGCCATCATCTCCGTATGTATCTGGCTGTGTGTTTTTAGACAACTATGTGTTCCTTGGTACTAGTAACAATCGTATCTACAACTCTAATCTAGGTGACCCAACTACTTGGGATGCTCTTAGCTACATTAGCTTTGAGCAGACTGCTGACAACCTAGTTGGTATCTGTAAACACCTTAACTACCTTGTAGCCTTTGGTACTGTCAGTACTCAGTTCTTCTACGATGCTGGTAACGCTACAGGCTCTCCGTTAGGAGTAGCTCAGAGTTATACATCTGAGATTGGTTGTGCTAGTAAAGACTCTATTGTGTCTACTAGTAACACAGTGCTATGGGTTGGTACTAGCAAGACCTATGGTCGTTCTGTTTACATAATGGATGGTGTAGCAGCTATTAGGGTTTCTACTAACCATATTGACAAACACCTTGAGGCTGATGGTCTAAGTTCTGTACGTGCTTATTGCTACACCTTTGGTGGGCATACCCTGTACATCCTTAGTCTGCTTAACACTAACCAAACGTTGGTGTACGACATCAATGAGAAGATGTGGTACAACTGGACTCAATACTCTATGCAGAGTAATGACCAACCTCATCCAGGTACGTACCAAGAGTCTTACTTTAGACCTACCTTCTACACCCAACTTAACGGTACTCCGTACATCCTAGATGATGACACGGCTACTATCTATTACTTTGATACTGGCACTTACCAAGATGCTGGTCAACCTATCTACTGTAGAACAGTAACTGACATCCTTGACAATGGAACTACCAAACGTAAGTTCTATGGCAGGTTAGAGATCATTGGAGATAAGGTTGCTGGAACCATGATGGTTCGCCACAGTGGTGACGACTATCAAACTTGGTCTAGCTACAGACCTATAGACCTATCTGCTAGTAGGTCACAGATATATCTTAGTGGAGCTGACAGACGTAGGGCTTGGGAATTCCTCTGTACTAGCAACTGTTCTTTGCGTCTAGACGGAGCTGAGGTAGACTTCAGGTTAGGTGAGATGGATCAAGAGCAGCAAGTTGGTGGTGGTCGTTATAGGAAGTAAAATGGTTACATATCAGGTCGAAGAGTTTAGTCAATGTATCCCTGAAGTCAGACTACATTTAGACGAACACTATGAAGAGCTGAGTGTTACTAAGAACGGATTTCCTTTAGACCCAGACTGGGATGCTTACGACAGAATGGAAAAGCAACAAGCACTAAAGATAGTGACTTGTAGGAAAGATGGGGAGTTGATAGGCTACATATTCTTTTTGTTGCACTACAACCTCCACTACAGAACAATGCTTACTGCTGCTGAAGATATTTATTATCTAAAGAAAAGTGAGCGCAAAGGTAGGGTTGGCATCAAACTATTTAAGTTTGCTGACGACTATTTAAAATCAATCGGTGTTAAAAGAGTAATACTTGGTACTAAAGTACATCTAGATAACTCTAGATTGTTTGAGTACCTTGGTTATACTTTTTTTGAAAAATTGCATTCTAAGATGCTGTAAGGAGTTGATATGGGAGTTACTGCTTCTGTTGTTGGTATTGCTTCGGGGATTAACTCCCTTACAGGAGGCGGTGTAACTGATGCTTTAGGGCTAGGTGGTGGTACACAAACTGTAAGTGGTGGTAGTACCTCTACTGCTGCTGGTGCTCAAGCTGCTGCTGATCCATTTGCTCAATACAGATCTAACCTTGGAGCACTATATGCTGGTGCTTTAACGTCTGGTAGTGGGGTAGATCCTACTAAGCTTCCTGGGTATAGTGCCTATAAAACAGGTGTGTTAGACCCGTCTTTAGATGCTTCTAAACGTAGTGCTGCTGCTAGTGGTCAACTGTATTCTGGTAATGAGTCTATAGCTCTTCAGAAGACTGGACAGCAAGGCTACTACGGCTTTATGACTGACTACCTTAACAGGTTAGCTCAAGGTTCTGGTGCTGTTAATAATCCTGCTACAGCTGCTGCTCTAGGTGTTCAACAAGGCAACATATCTAGTGCTGGTGTTATGCAAGGCATTGGTGGTATTGCTCAAGGACTAGCTGGGTTTGGTAATGCTACTCAACAAGCCAACATAAATTATGGTGCCACAGGGTTACCACAAAGTTCATACACAGGTTCTGGTAATGCTTCTTGGATGGATCCATCAACTAACTATTGGATGGGGTAAAACATGGCATACCTAATGAGTGACGTAGCAGCTGGCAGTAGTGCAGCTCTACAGTTACAACAAAACATGGCTGCTGCACCTGATGTGCAACAGCAACAGGCTTTAGCCGTACAACAGCAACAAGAGAACTTACAAAAAACTAAGTTGTCTAATCTTGTTACAGAGACTGGTGTTAAGACAGACGCTGAAATTAGAACTAAGATGCAAGCTCTTGTAAAAGACAAGGGCTATGTTGAAGCCAGTCCTTCTGACCAAATACTTAAGATGGCATCTTTGTATGGTCAAGAAGGCAGGACAGAAGAAATGGCTAAGCTTTTAGAGACTGCTAAGTCTACTGAGCTTAAAGAAATACAAACTAAACTTAAACAACAAGAAGCTAATGGTCTAACCATAGGCAATGCTTACGCATCTATTAAAGATGCTTCTCCTGAAAAGTTTAATGAAATCTTAAACAATATGCCTGAAGGACAACGTAAGGCTATTGAAACTAACATCCCTGGGTTCTTTAAAGAAAACGATCCAAAGCTACAGAAGGCTCAACTAGAAGCTTTGTTTCAAAATACTTCTGGACACAACCTTCTTGCTACAAACCAAATGCGTGTTCAATTGGGTGAAATGCAAGCTGAATGGAAAAAAGAACACGACAAAGTTCTCCAAACAATAGCTGAAGGTAAACGTAGTGGCAGTGGTACTAAAGAAGAATTAAAAGAGTACAACTCTTACAACAGACAATCCAGAGGGATTGATATTGACACTAAAAAAGAACTTCAAGATGCAGAAGCTAAATATAAAAAGGCTTCTGAAGAAGACAATAAAAAAAGCTATGGAATCTTTCATTGGGGTGGAGGCGGTCCTTCTGCTAAAGAAAGTGCTGCAAGTGCTGAAGAAAAAGCAGGACTTGCTTCTACTAAAGCTTGGCAAGAACTTCAAGAAGTTAAGCGCAACATAATTGAAAGAAAACTAAATGCTTTAGAAGGTCTTCCTGAAGGCAAAGAAAAAGATAGGTTGTACGACAACCTAATGAAACAGCTTGAGTCTACTCAACAAGAATTGCCTCCAGAGAAATCTAAAGATGCAGGTAAACCAAGTGGTGCTCCTGCTGCTAGTACACCTCCTGCTCCAGCTAAGACTGCTGCTGGTGTTCCTAGTAACAAACCTGAAGAAGCTCTTAAAGTTGAATCTGGTCAACCTGCTTTACCTAAAAAGACTCCTCAGCAATATGCTGCTGAGGTTAACAAAGATAAAGACTACACACCAGATCAAAAGAAAGCTTTCATTGATCGTTACACAAGTGGCTACAACCAAATTAAAAAACAAGAAGAAAACTTATTAGCTAAAGCTAAAGCAGATCCTACTATGACAGGCAATAAGTTTGGTAGATATATAGACGGGAAGGGCGTAGAGGTATTTGACTCTAAGGGCAAACTAATCGGACACTATAACTAATCATGCCTTTTACACCACTAGAATCTACTACTGAAACTAAATCTTCTGGTGGCTTTGTTCCGTTAGAAGACTCTACTACATCTGCTGTAGAAGGCAAAGGTGGTGCTGCATTTGGTATGTACCCCAAACCTGGTATGCAACCAATGAAACCAGGAGAGACAAGTAGCCTAGGTGCTTTTGGTGCTTCTGCTCTTGAGTCTGCTGCTGCAACCCCAGGGGTTCTTGCTGGTGCT